AACGTGAAGACTTTCCGTTAGCATACTGTACCTGAGTACCTTCCAAAACAACGTTACGTGTTAAGGTATCTAAGGTTTCACCTGCCTGTGCTCCGTGCTCCTCTGTTACACCTACGATAATCGGGTCAACGGCTTCAAGTTCAAGACGGTCAGAGATTGTGGTGTAATCACCGTACTGGTCGATTGCAACATCAATCTTTGTCATGTTTACTTTGTTGCCGTCCGGGGTAACACCTTCAGTAAGAGGTGTAAGTGCCTTTTTAAAGGTATCAAACTTTCTGAACTCTACTTTGTTACCACCGTTCTTTGGAAGGCCCTGCTCTTTACCGAACTGATTGAAGAATAACTTCGCACGGCTGTTCTCCAAAAGAGAAGTATTGTAAAAGGTCTTCATGGTAGGAGACAAGTCATTACCCTGAGTATTATCTCCTGTGGTGTTAGTGTTTGGGTTAGCGAAAAGCTGTAAATCTAAAAATCTCATATTGTGTGTCCTTTCTGCTAGAACACACACCGTTACTTAAAATGTAATTCTTTCTCCGGCTTGTGCCCTAGCTGTAATATCGTGAATCTGTGCTAAGGTAAGTTTTGATAAATCAATATCGCCTGGAGATGTTGCACTCTGAGAAGACAAACCATTTTCTATCGGTCTTGTGCCACTTTTAATGGAGTTTGCAATCTTTTCTTTGGTCTGTTGTACTGCGTACTGCATACCACCTGCTAAGATCTCGTCCTTGTGACATACCTCAAATGCTGTCCTTAGAGGAATACCGTTTGCAAGTAGTCTTCCAAACTGTTCGTTGTTAAGTTCTACTCCCAAATCGAATGAAGGGTACAAGGCTTTTAATTCTTCGCCCTGTGCCATGAGTTGTTCAAACTCTTCACGGTGTCGTGCTTCCTCTTCCTGCTGTTCCCTTACTGCGTTCAACTGTCTGTTTTCGGCTTCTAAGTGCTTCATGGTCTTTAAGTCCTGAACACTCATGCCTCTTTGAAATGCCTCTTCCTCATACATCTTGTCATCATCCTGAATCTTCTGCATAAGGTCAGCATAATCATAAGCACCGTCCTTTGCCTCTAAACCGTACTTCTGTGCCAGGATATCTAATCCTGGTCTCATACTGTCTAATTGGCCTTGAAGGTCTTTCTGATTCTTCAGACGTTTGTTTAACGCATCCTGAAACTTCTGCTCATAGGCTTTCTTGTACTCCGGGTTACTGTCGATTAGTTCATCAAAACTAGGTTGGGTATCTTCTTCTGTTACGGTGTCGACTTCCGCTCCTTCTGTTGATACTTCCGTGTCCATGGCGAGTGGACTTTCTACTGCCGTGCTTTCCTCTGCGAAAAGCTGTAAATTAAATTCGTGCATATAAATGCTCCTTTCTGTGGTAGGCCACGACCCTCTACGGTTAATCTAGCATATTAGGTTTCAAAAACTAAAGGGCACCACAAAAGAAAAAAACCCACGATTTTACGTGGGTTCTTCTCGTTCTTCTATTGTGACATAATCTCCATATTCTTCTGCTAACATTCGATAGCCGGTCAGGATTGTTTCAACGGAATCTAATATCTTTCCATCTTCGGTTTTTGCCGTGATTAGTGCGTTTCCACTGCTGCCTTTGTACTCTAATGCCTTATCGTTTTCCATTAGATATTCTGCTAAGGTACAAAACAAGGTGCTTACTCCTGCACAAACAATATCTTTTCCTTTGTCGCTATATCCTGCGTGGCCGTCTATCTTGATTACGGTCTTTTCTTTTCCATGCGTTACGTCTATCTTTATCATTGTGGCATCGTACTTTCTGCTGCTCTCTGTCGAGAATCTTGAACTAATTTGTTTTCCTTGCTTCCGGGGTTTGGCTCAACGTTTGCCTGTACGTTCTGTGGCGGTGCTTCGCCTGTTATCTGTGCCATTACGTTTTGTGCAAGGTTTGTTCCGTGGTCTGCATCCACAATGGCTGAAGCCTGTAACAACTGTTGTTGAAGCATAAGAATCTGCTGATACATTCCACCGTTGTCTGCAATCTTCTTTCTGACGGTTTCCTTGCCTGGGAACTCCATCATATCAATACATGCCAAAACCTGATCTGCGTTCTGTGGATTGAAAAAGCCTGAGTTATAGAACTGAATCGCCAACTCATTCTGAGACAACTGAGAATATGCACTCTGTCTCTCTGCCTTTACGTCAATATCGAATACAGGAAGTCTATATCCCATATCTTCACCAAAGTCGAATCCCTGATGTTGTGGCTGAAGTCCTTCGTTGGAATAACTCATATACTCAATCATTCCGTCTTCGCCCAAAATTCTAAAGGTACGTGGCAAGTCATAGAACTGTCTGATAAGTTCAATTACAAGGTCTACGACTTCCTTATGTGCCCGATAGGTGGTCTTTATCATATCTCTTGAAGTCTTACCTGCCTGTTCCTGCATAGCTGCAATCGCAGAGGCAGCAGTTACACCTGCCGTTGTACTTCCGTTTGTGGTATCACGGTTTCCTGAGGTTTCCTTCATTTCATTGATTTTTGCATCAACGATATTAACGTAATTGCCGTTTAATCCTGTCTGATCCATAACTCTTAAAGAGTCAGTGCCTAAGTTTATGTCGGTATGGATTACCATTTTGTTCGGATCCATCAACTCTTCTTCGTTTACTCCACCGTCTCCACGTACGAAGTATCTTGGTGCTGCATTGAAAAGTGTGTTCTTCTCAATGGCATTATTCATAAGGTCGATGGATTCCTGAGCATCCTTACAGATATCTACGAATCCAAAACCGATAGGCATACCCTCTTCTTTGAAAAGTACATCGAATACGTATGGATATTTGCCGTGATCGTACCATCCACGTTCTGCCTTTGAAGGCCCTGCTTCGACTTGTGCCGGTACAGTTTGTGGTACTCCGTCTTTAATAATCTGATTACCTTCATCATCCAACATCGGAATCTCTACCGTCTTTGTCGGTCTGTGTCCGTCATTCTCACTTGAATATAGGATAATCTCATCTACGTACTTACAGAAGTGAAGGATGGTCTTACCACCTACTTTCTTCTTGTAGTACCAATCAATGACTAAAGATTTGTTTGTGGTGTCGATGGATTCATCGTAAACGTATTTCTTAAGAATGGTATCGTTGGTCTTCTGAAGTTTACCTTTTGTCTCAGGGAAGAGTGATTCGATGATTTTGTTATCTACCAACTCTACACTAAAGAAGTTCTGTGACTTCTGAATGTCGGTTACACCTGGCTCCCAAAAGAGGTTAAGTAGGTCTGCCGATTTAATAGCGATATCTCCTAAGCCATTCAACTTAGAAGAATCCCACACAACCTCATATACACCTGTACCGTTTTTCAACTTGTACCATATCTCATCGGAATACTCTGATTCATAGTCGTTTTGTTCCATGATAACAGGGATAATAGAACGTAGTTTCATAGCCTCTGCTTCGTCTCCACGTTCTCTCGGAAGGATGTCTGATTGTGGGTAGGCATCCATGAAGTCTGCGTGTTTACTCATAATGGTGTTAAACAACCATCCACTAGCCGGTTTCGGGTCATTCTTAGTTGATTCGCTCTCCATGAATCGCCAATGTCTCTGTCTAAACCACTGTTCGTTGTTTATGATTTTCTGCTCCAGGTTTGCCTTGCCCTGTTTGTACTTAATCAGGGTTTCTGTCGCTTTTCTGATTTGTTCTACCCCAATAGGTAAATCCATTACTACTCCGTCCATCTCTACTCCTTAACTGAAATATCGTTTTTTGGGTACGTGCATATTCAAAGGATCGTCACCAATCTCTTTATGCTCTATCTTCTTACGTGCTGCAATCGGTCTACTCATACAGAAGTATCTCGCCTCGTCAGCTACGTGGTCTTCAAGGGAAGTATCTAAGTCTTCTACCTTGTTTTCGTCATACATTAAAAGCGGTATCGTTCTGATAAAGGCTTTGCAATTCTCAAAAATATACATCATCGGATATCCGTTTTCGTCAAAGGCTAGTCGGTAGTGCATCTGCATCCATCC